CCGACCGTCGTGTTCCAGGAAATCGGCGAAGACATCAAGGCGATGCGCGAAGCCGGCATCCCTGACGAATTCATCATGATGGCGATGGGTCAGAAGATGACCGCGCCAGCGAAGACGGAAGACAAGGCACCCGCACATGTCGAATAAAACCGAACAGCTGTTGCGCATGATCCAGGCCGGCGGCCTGGTCACCCGTGAAGCGCCCGACACCGCGCAGCGCCTGAAGGAAATTCAGGAACGCGGCCTGATCCAGCGCGCGGCCGAAGTCGTCAACATCGACGAAGAAAACCGCACGGTCGAACTGGCGTTCAGCAGCGAAGCGCCGGTCATGCGCTGGTGGGGCGAAGAAACGCTGTCGCACGATCCTGCGCACGTTCGACTTGACCGCCTGAACGATGGTGGCGCGCTGCTGTGGAATCACGACTGGGACGACCAGCGCGGCGTGACCGAAAGCGCACGCATCGACGCCGACCGTCGTGGCCGCGCGCTGGTGCGTTTCAGCACGACCGATGACGGCGAAGAACTGTGGCAGGACGTGAAAAACCGCATCAAGCGCCACGTGTCGGTCGGTTACTTCATTCACGGCATGCGGCTGGTGGAAGAACGCGACGGCGTTTCGTACTGGCTGATCGACGATTGGGAGCCGTACGAAATCAGCATCGTTTCCGTGCCTGCCGACGTGACTGTCGGCATCGGTCGCAGCGCGGAAATTCCGCAAGTGGAATCCGCACGCAAGCCTGCCGAAACTGCGACCCTGAGTTCTCCCGAACCTACTCCCGAAACCCGGACTGAAAAGACCATGTTCGAAAAAATCCTGCGAAACGCGGCCGGCGATCTTGTCCGGGCCAAGGTGGACGCCGAAGGCAACATCGTCGAAACCCTGGAAGTGCTGGAAAAGGCCGGCGAAGCAAGTCGCCAGGCAAGCCAGCAGGGACAGGCCGCCGAGCGCGCCCGCGTCGCTGAAATCAATGCGCTGGTGCAGCGCTTCGCCCGTGGCGTGCCGAACGGCCGCGAACTGGCCGACACCGCTATCTCCGAGGGCCGCAGCGTCGCGGACTTCCAGCAGACCATGCTGGACGCCGTGGACAAGCGCATGGCGGCCCCGCTGAACGATCAGAACAGCGACGCGAACATCGGCCTGTCTGAACGCGAGGTCGGCGAATATTCGATTATCAAGGTGGCGCGCTCGCTGGCCGACCCCGGCAATCGCACACTGCGCGAAGCTGCTGCGATGGAGTTCCGCGCGTCGGAAGCCGCAATCGAACAGCTGGGTCGTTCGGGCGAACGTTTCGTGGTCCCGCCGGAAGTCCTGAGCCGCGCTGTCGGCACCAGCCTGAGCCGCGCGGCCATGACCACGAACGTCACCGGCCCGATGAACGCAGGCCAGGTGGTCGACACCACGTTGCAGACCGGTTCGTTCATCGACCTGCTGCGCAACAACACCACCGCGCTGCGACTTGGCCGCGTGCTGGGCGGGCTGGTCGGAAACATCGACATCCCGAAGAAGGTCGCGGGCGGCACCGGTTACTGGATCGGTGAAGGCCAGGACGCGAAGGAAACCGGCATGTCGCTGGGCCAGCTGTCGCTGAAGCCGAAGACCGTCGCGGCGTACGCCGACGTGACCCATCGCGCGCTGATGCAGTCGTCGATGGATGTCGAAGCGCTGCTGCGCGCCGACCTGGCGGAAAGCCTGGGCCTGACCATCGACACCGCTGCCTACTACGGCACCGGCACCGAGTTCCAGCCGCTGGGCATCCTGAACCATGCCGGCATCAACGCGCTGCCGTTCGACGACGATTATCCGACGTACGAAGAAGTCGTCGCGATGGAAACCGCCGTGGCCGTGGACAATGCGCTGGTGAACAGCATGAAGTTCGTCGGTGCGCCGGGCTTCCGTGGTCACGCAAAAACCCACCTGAAGTTCGCGGCGGCCGGTTCGGCGACGCTGTGGGAGCCGGGCAACACCGTCAACGGCTACGGCGTCGAAATCACGAACCAGGTGGCGGCGACGGACCTGCTGTTCGGCAACTTCAGCGACTTCATCATCGCCATGTGGGGCGGACTGGAAATCGACGTGGACACGGCAGCGCTGAAGAAGTCGCGCGGCCTGCGTGTCCTGGCGTTCCAGGACATCGACTTCGCGCTTCGTCGCCTGGAATCGTTCGTCCTGGGCCGCAAGGCGTAATCGGACGGGGCCGCTTCGGCGGCCCCATCCCCCACTGGAGAATCGAAGCCCGTGAACACCGTTTTCATGAAGCTGACTTCCGCCATCGTCGTCGGTGGCGAAGTGGTCAAGCCGCCGGCCATCGTGGAAGTCAGCGCAGCGGAAGCTGCCGACCTAGCGCGTCGTGGCAAGGCCGTGGCCGCGACCGAACACGACACACCGACCGCGCGAACGCCGAGTGCGGAAGTCGAGCGCGCGAGCGCTGAAGCCGAGGCACCCACTGATGAACCGGAAGCCGAGGCGCCCGCCACCGGCCGCCGCAGCCGCCGTTCCTGATCCATCCACACCTGAAGGAAACCCACCGCCATGTTGCGTGGACTGAAAGTTTTCAACCTGGGCACCACTGCCGTCGATGTTCGTACGTACAGCGGTCACGCACTGCTGCACGTCCTGCGCGGCGCAGATTCTGGAAACCTGAACCCCGTGATCGAACACAGCGACACCGGTACCGGTGGCTGGACCGATTCGGGCGCCGTGGCGTTCCCGGCCGGCACCGACCTGTTGGCGGCCGAGGCTGTCGCAGAAATCGACATGGACAAGTTCAAGCGGTACATTCGCTATGGCACGTCCAGCGTCGGTGATGTCGCCACCGTCGTCGCGCAGTCGATTCGCACCTAAGATGCCGGCGCCGGCTTGGGAAAACACGGCGCAGTTCGTCGACCTGGATGACTTCGGCATCCAGGTCACGATTACAAGCGCGGACGGCCAGTCTTCCCGGCTGATAAAGGCGATATTTGACGATCCATATATGGACAAGCAGTTGGGTGAATACTCGGCCGCCGATGGCGACCCGCGCTTGACATGCCAAGAAGTCGATGTCGCCGGAATAAAGAAGCACGACGAATGCGTCGTCGCAGGCATGCCGGGGAAGTACACGGTTGTTCGTGATCCCATGCTGAGCGGGAACGGATTCGCAACCGTGTACATGGCGCGGATCGAATGACGCCGTGGCGCTAACTGTCGACATCGACGGCCGGGGCATCCAAGCCCTGGTCGATGTTTTTGGGGCCACCGAATCGCAGATGCAGGCCGCCATGCGGTCGACTTACGCGAAGATGGCGCGGTGGCTGCGCACGCAGTCCGTGCGCGGGCTGTCGGAACAGCTGAAGATTCAGCAGAAAGTCCTACGGTCGCGCATCCGCACTTACCGCATGCAACACGGCGTCGGCGGTGGTGATGTCCAGGCGAAAGTGTGGTACGGCATCAATGACATTCCGTTCGCGCGACTGAGCCCGAAGGAATCCGGCAAGGGCGTCAAGGCAGCTGGCGGACGGTTTGAGGAAGGCGCGTTCATCGCCAAGCTGTACGGCCGCAAACAGGTGATGAAGCGCATCGGCCAAAAGCGCGTCCCGCTGCGGATCGTGTACGCTGAAATCGCGAACGAAGCCACGACGTACATCGAAGACGTGCTGGTCGGCACGGCGATGTTCGACGCGCAGTTCTATCGCTTCCTGGAGCATGAATTGAAATGGCGGACATCGATCCTGAAGTAAATATCGAAGCGCTGCACACGGCAATCCGCGACCAGCTGGCGGCGGCGTTCCCTGACTTCCAGACCGTCCAGTTCTACCGCGACGACGAAGACACGCTGTTCCCGCTGCCGGCGATCCTGCTGGCGATGACGGAAGTGGAGCCGCAGCCGGACAGCGATGCAGGCACGAACCAGCTGCCGGCGCTGCTGCGGTTCGAAGCGCACGTCGTCATGGGCCACCGTTCGCCAGCGACGCACATGGCCGTTCGCAAGGCTGCGACCGCGCTGGCGGCATGGCTGTTCAAGCACCGTTTCTCGCCGTGCGATGAAACGCAGGTTATCGCGTGCGAGCCCGACGAGTTCGCCCCGAAGGCGGACAAGTTCATGATATGGCGCGTCGAATTCGTGATGCTGGCGTTCCTGGGCGAAACCGCGTGGACGAACGACGGCACCGTTCCGACCGACGCGCTTTATAGCTGGTCGCCTGACATCGGCATCGGCAACGCCGACAAGTACGAAAACGCGGTGCAGCCGCTGCCATGAGCGCATCGACCGAACACGACCGCCAGCTGGGAAACCTGGTGATGCTTGGCGTCATCAAGGAACTGGACGAAGCGAACGCGCTTGTGCGCGTCGATGTCGACGGACTGGTGACCGACTGGATTCCGTTCACCGCAGCGCGCGCTGGTGCCGGCGTGCGCGAATGGTTGCCGCCTGAAGTCGGCGAACAGGTGGTGATGCTGTCGCCTTACGGCGACCCGGCGCAGGGTGTCGTGCTTGGCAGCGTGTACCAGGACGCGCACGCAGCCCCGGCGAACGTGAAGACCACGAAGCGAACCGAGTTCGCGGACGGCGCGTTCATCCAGTACGACCGCGAGGGACACAAATACGACATCGACGTGCCGGCCGGTGGCGCGATTACGCTGCGCATCGGGCAGACAACGCTGAAGCTGGAAGACGGACAGGCAACGCTGACCACGCCGAAGTGCGTCGTCGACTCGCCCGATAGCCAGTTCACCGGGAACGTTACAATCGATGGCGACGCGACCGTGAACGGGTCGACGGCAGTAAAGGCGATAACGTCGAACGGCAAGAGTATCAGCGACACGCACAAGCACACCGGAGTGCAGACGGGTGGTGGCGTAAGCGGGCCGGTTCAGTAGTCCCGGAAATTCCGCAAGTGGCCTGCGCGCTGACGCGCGGGCCATGATCCTGAATATGCTTGGGACGAATGCCGCCACCGGAAAATCACTGTCGGGTGTCGAACACCTGCGCCAGTCGATTGCCGACATCCTGACCACGCCCATCGGGTCGCGGGTGATGCGGCGCGAGTACGGTTCGCAGCTGTTTCGACTGGTCGACGCACCGATGAACCGTTCGACGATCATGGACATCGTGGCGGCCACCGCCGACGCGTTGGAGCGCTGGGAACCGCGCCTTCGCGTGACGAAGGTAACGCCTGTGTTCGCGGACGGCACCGTGTCTATCACCCTGCAAGGGCGCTACCTGCCGGATGGCAGCGAAGTGACCATCGACGGAATCGTGGTGAATTAAATGGCCGGCTCTTTCACGAACGTCGACCTGTCGCAGCTGCCGGTCCCGGATGTCGTCGAACAGATCGACTTCGAAGTCATCCTGGCCGCGATCCTCGCCGACTTCCAGACGCGAATGGAGGCCGCCGGCCAGCCGTTCACCGCGCTTCTGGAATCCGATCCGTTTTACAAGCTGGCCGAGGCCGCCGCGTATCGCGAAGTCATGGTCCGGCAGCGCGCGAACGAGTCGGCGAAAGCCGTGATGCTGGCGCTTGCGCTGGGGTCCGACCTGGATCAGCTGGCCGCGAACGTGAACGTCGCACGCCTGCTGATCGACGAAGGAGACCCGAACGCCGTTCCGCCGATCCCGCCGACGTACGAAAGCGACGCGGATTTCCGCGCACGCATCCAGCTGTCGTTCGAAGGGTACACGACCGCCGGCAGCGAAGGCAGTTACGTGTTTCACGCGCTGTCCGCAGACGGCGACGTGAAGGATGCAGCCGCGATCAGCCCGGAGCCTGGCGAAGTCGAAGTCTATGTCATGTCGCGCACCGGAGACGGTACCGCGCCGCCGGAACTGGTCGTGCTTGTCGACGCTGCGCTGAACGCGGAAACCGTGCGCCCTCTTACCGACCACGTGACCGTCGCTGGCGCCACAATCGTTCCGTTCGACGTGGTGGCAGAACTGACCATGTACCCCGGACCCGACTCCGAAGTCGTGCACCAGGCCGCCATCGACGCGCTGAACGCGTACACCGCGAGCGTGGCGCGCATCGGTTACGACGTGAACCGGTCGGGCATCATCGCCGCGCTTCACCAGCCCGGCGTGCAGAACGTCGTTCTGACCGAGCCGGCCGCCGACGTCGCGATCAGCGATTCGGAAGCGTCGCACTGCGCGTCCGTGACCGTTACCGTCGCGGGGTCGACGGATGTCTGACGTGCTGTTGCCAGCCAACGCCACCGAGGCCGAACGCGCGATGGAGCAAGCTACCGCGCGCATCGGCAACGTGCCGGTGCCTGCGCGGTACATGTGGAGCCCGCAGAACTGCCCCGTGGCGCTGCTGCCGTGGCTGGCGTGGGCGTTCAGCGTCGACACCTGGGATCCACTTTGGACCGAAGCACAGAAGCGCGCAGCGATTGCCGCCTCGTACGGCGTGCATCGCCAGAAAGGCACGGTCGGCGCCGTGCGCAGCGCGCTTGCCGCGCTGGGCATGAACCTGGATATCGTGGAGTGGTGGGAAGAAACGCCGAAGGGCGTCCCGTACACGTTCCGGGTGTCGATCAACGTCGATCAGGGTTCGGCGACGCAAGAGCAAATTATCAAGCTGCTGGAAGTCGTGAATTCGTCGAAGAACCTGCGTTCGCACATGTTGGGCGTGGATGTTCAGGTGAACACGGGCGCAGACCTGGTGTTCGCTGGCGTTACGATGATCGGGAACGAAATAAATATCCAGTTCCAGCATTCGCTGCTGCTGGATGGAACGTGGAATCTTGACGGCGAACAAGAACTGGACGGAGTGAGGAACATCTAGTGGCTGACATCGAAAACGACGAACTTGAATGGGCACCTGTCCGGCAGCTGGAAACCAGCGACCCGGCGCTGGGCGGCCCCGGTGGCGTCATGAACGAACAGGCCGTCGCGCTGGTGAAGCGCACGAATTACTTGCGCGCACTGGCGGAATCCGCACTTACTTCCGATTCGGTCGGCAGTGCCGCATTCGCTCGGGTCGACGACTTCGCCACTGCCGAGCAGGGCGAGAAGGCCGACACGGCAGTGCAGCCTGGCGCGCTTGGGTCTGCCGCGACAGCCGACGTTTCGCAGTTCGCGACCGCTGCGCAGGGCGCGAAGGCTGACGCCGCGTTGAACTCTAGCGACATGTCTAGCACCGCGCCTGGTAAGGGCGCGTCGCTGGTCGGTTATACCTCTGGCGTGAGCGTCAAAGACCGGCTGGACTCGCTTGGAAACCTGCGCGTCGACCTGTCGTCGAGCGGCGCAAGTAAGGGCACCGACCTTGTAGCGTTCAGTGATCCACTTGCGCCTGCGTTCCTGAAGATTACAAGCGACATCATAAACTGTGAACGCGTTTCCGCACTGCGCGCGATCGCCCGCGCCGCATGGGCCGGAATACGAGCCGGCACTGATTCGTCGCAAGTTCATGCCGGTATCAATGGGATTCTGACCGAAATGGCAGCGGCCGGCTACGGCGACCTGTATTTCCCGGCCGGGTTTTACGGGCTTGGCGCCGCGCTGAATATCCCGTCGAATTGCCGAGTTTCCGGCGTCCCTGGCCGCACCTGGCTGCGTCCGGAATATACGCCTTCGTCCGGCACGCTACTGTTGAGCGTGTCCGGCAAACAAGACGTGACAATCGACGGGATTGGGTTCGACGGCCGAACCGCGTCGATGTCAGCGTTCATCAATACCGTGGATGTGGTCGATTCGCAGGACGTGGTATTTGATCGATGCACGTGGAAGGACACGCGGGGAATCGCGGTCCTGTTCACGACGAATATTAAACGCACTGGTGTTCGACGGTCGAGGTTCCTTAACGTCGGCGCGCACAACCTTGTGACCAGCAATCTTGACGACCGCCGACAGGCCGTCGCGTTCGGGAACAGTGCGGGGTGCGAATACAATTTCGCAGAGGATAATTATTTCGAAACGGTCGGCCTGGACTGCATTTCGATTAGCGCTCAATCGTATTTCAGCGCGCAGCGTAACAAGATTAATACGAATTACGCGGGCGGAATCTACGATAGCGCTTCGGCTTATACGAAGGTGTCCGACAACCACATTATCAAAGCTGGTGGTAACGCAATCGACGTTCAT